GCTTCAGCAACTACTGCAAGCTCTTTAAGTTGCATTGTTAAAGCGGAATTTTCTGCTCCAAAATTAACGCTGTGTACTCTAGACATATAAGATGTCGCAAGCTTTCTATTGTTTGAAGCTGAGAAAAGCATTCTATAGTTTGTATATCCAGCTAACTTATTAGCCCAAACAACATTTGTTGTATCGACTTCTAAATTGCTAGCTGAACCAAAAACATCATATATTAAAGTGTCGTTTGACTGAGCATATGATGCCAATGTTGCAGCTTCAGCGGATGTTGGAGCGTCAATAAACATAATACCTTTTACATTAATAAGCGCTTTTAATTCTGTAACCGCTGTTTCTTTTGTTTCTAAAGTTAGTGAAGAAGCTATTGCACCCTGCACCAAGCTTGCGCCACTTCCAGTTGATAAAGCTAAAATATCCCCAACAAAAGTTCCAGTTGTATGCTCTGAAACATAAGTCATTGTGCTTGTAGCCCCAGTCGTATCTGAAGTAAATATAATCTTATTGTCGCTCGAAAGAGTTGCTGTAACGCCCGTAAAAGATGCATTTGCATTGATTTCAGCAACAACATTAGCTAAAGAAATTGAATCTCTGAAATCTAAAGCAGTGATTGTTAGTTCTGCACTATCTACAGTAACAACGAAAGAGCCATCGTCAATCTCTTGTAATTGTCCGACCGCCGTTGCTTCTGATAATTCAGCACTAGTTAAAATTCCTGCCGATGCTGCAACGGTTTCTGACGCTGAACGCCAGTATCCAGCAACCAAGGCACCGCTAGAATTTGAGGGATTAGGGCTTGTAGCAAAGAATATCTTTGCGTGTGAGTACATTTCTGAACTTGTCCCAAAATCAGTACCAACGCTCGCTAAATCAGTGTATAATTCATATCTATTTGCACTAGACAAAACAGCATCTTGTTGATCTGTCATTATTGCTGTTAGATTCATATTGTCGCGATCTGCTGTAGACCCTGACTCAAGCAAAGAAACGCTTATAACATTGCTAATATTAGCCATTTTTTATCTCCCTATTTATTGTAAATAAAATCTGTCTGAGCTGTGTCTAATCTCAATGTGTCTACAGTCACTGACAAGTTAAAGTTTATATTTAAATTTAATTCTATTCGGTTATTATATTGTTTTCCACCCAATAATTTCACATCTGTAATATTATTTGAGCTAAAACACGCTATTCCTAATGTTGTTTGTAGCTCTAACGCTTTCTGACTCTTTAGCAACAGTGTAAAATTGCTTAAATTAGTATATGCATTGTCGCCCCAAAAAGTAACAATTGCGGGCAAATTCCATAGCTGCGATAGTGTTTGATCTTCCGTCGCTCCGTCGAATTCTTCGGAATATGCGATAAGCGTCGCGGGGGCTAAATTATCTACAGTAATATATGATGTTCCAAAATTATCATCTTCGAAATTATGACGCCCAATCTTAATAAAACTTTCTGATATCGTCAGTAAATCTCTTATTAATATAGCTAATTTTCTTAATGTATCTTGCATATTACACCAACAAAGTTTTGTTTGTTTCTTCGCCTACGACCTCATGATATCCGTAATCATTCCAGTTACTTTTTAAGATAACTTTATAATCTTCGCTATTATATGTTATATATTCGCCGACATTTATATTTGTACGACTATGAGCAGTAATATATCTTAGCTTGTAGTCTATTGTATCTGCGTTAATTTCGGTGGGCTTCGTCGGTTGTATAACGCATTTCTGAGACCTCTGCGTAACTGTTTCCGTGGGTACAAAATTAACTGTAGTAGTAGCGACAGTTTTTATTATCGCTATTTGTTCCCATTCTGTAAGTGCGTCGGAAATATTAGGTAGCATTGCGCACCACCCAAGTAACAGCATTTTTTAATATTCCAGTGTCTATTAATATCCTGCTAGACTCCTTCATCGCTACAGTGTAATCGCTTAAACTTTGCCATTGCCCAAAGCCGCTTGTCAGAAAAGCTTGTTGTATGATGTTGTAAGCTCTAGCGCCTATTAGCCCTAGTGCTTTGTCCACTGATTTATTATTCTCTAGTATCTGCTTATATTCGCTTTCGATTGCCTTCCCAATTTCTTTATTCTTTATAGCTAACGGCATTCTTAAAAAAGAACGCCTCGGCAAACCTATGCCGTACTCGTGTTTAGCTCCAACTTCAATAATCGTTGATCCGTTTCTATATACTTTTCCTGTCGCTTTACTTTTCGGCAAACCGATTGCGACCTCTTTTTTTTTAACTTCGCTTAGCTGTTTTGCCAAGTCTTTCGTGTGCTTTAACATCTGATTAGGAGTCTTAAACAAAATACCCTCCCTGATTTCTTGATGTTAGCAATAAATATCTTACTCCATAGCATGTAGACCGAAACCATGCGTTGCGTTCGGTCATTGTAGTATTAGGATTTGAATAAGATACAGAAACACTACCGATACTTTTAGAATCACTAGATCGCAAAGGAGCAGTATCAGTAGCACTCTGATTTTCCTGTAAAACTAAATGAGCTAGCAGATTTAAAACAATCTCTTGACCGCAAGTTGTGTTATAATTACCACCCCAATAGCAAGGATAAACTCCTTCCAAAATTGGGATATATGTATCGGCAATTGTTTCATCAAACTCGGGAAATCTTGCTTTAAAATCTGCTAATAGTGTCATTAATTAACCCATTCAATCTTTTTAATTTCAATTTGTCTGTTAATCTTTTTCATGAAACGCTGATTATCAATGTAAAACTTCGGAAGTATAACAACCTCTTTGCTCTTTAATAATAAGCCTTCTATCTCATAATTATGATCAGACATCACTCTAACTTTTAAAACCTTAGAAACTTCAAAAAGATCTGGCTCTTTTTCTTTAAAAAGAACTCCTGCCAATGCAACTTTTTTTTCTTCTTTGTTTTTAGAGCCTAAAATAATATCGTCAACATCATCAATTGAGACATCAATAGACCTTGATATTTTCTCTCTTAAAGATTTTTCACGGCAAGAGTGGTGGGCCTTAATTCCCACCACTTTGCAATAATCTTTTAAATCCTGCAAACTCAACATATTAAAATCCTGTAAGTATACGACCTGCAGAGTTTTCTAAAATGTCAGCTCCTGCGATTCTGTATGCTGCATCAACACGATAATCAAAGCCTGAAATTTTAACAATCTCGCTTATCTCTAAAGGTTGAGTGATTCTTATTTTAACTGCTTGCTCGCTTGATGCTATAGCAAGTGTTACTGTAGTAGCGCTTACGCTTTCAGCGCGGAAAGTAGAAAGGAACTCTATTCCAGAAAAGTTTTCTTTTAGCGCTGATAGTACAGACTTTGAAGAACCAGCGGAGTTTAAAATCTTTCTTTGTAGTGCGTTCATTACAGAAACAGGGAAAATAATCTTATCAGCCATGTAGCCAGGTGTATTATTTACGCCGTTATGTTGATCAGTAATAAATTCTGCTACCTCGTCATATGCATCTTGACCAGATAAAGTGCTCACTGCACCTGATGCCCCTGCTGCTGTAAATCCAGCGTGATTTAAAAGACCCGTTGACGCCGCATAATCATCGATACCAGTTAAAACAATCTTATCTACATTACGTTTGTAAACTTTATCTATAGTAGATAAATATTTATTAACTAAGTTGATATTCTGTAGATTTGCTTGCTCTACTTCTGTTCTTGACCATTCTGCATGAGCTTCACGAGACAAAACATTTAAAAAAGATTTATCACCTGATAAACTTATTTTTCCTTTATTGCTGTCAATATCGCCTGAAGTTTTAAAGTCACCTTGCTCGTTAAGTCTTAATGAATCAATAACATTAGCATATCCGCCTGCATTATCAATCGTTAAACCCATGTTAAATACTACCAATTCAGGGTATAACTTTTCAAAAATAGTTAAGTCAATGTGCCTCAAGTTTTGAGCTAAGACAACACCGTTTGCTGCAGCATCAGTAAAGATACCAACCTTTTTTCCAGAAGCGTTTGCATCCTGAAAAGACTTTAAATTATAAAGTTCTTTGATTTTCATTTTCGATCTCCTTTTTATTAAGCTAATGTTGCGCCGTCATTCATTGCTATTCTCCAGACTAAAGCGCCTGCTACCTGAACGGCTTTAAATGCAATAGTAACGCCTGCTGAGCCCAAAGTTATTACTGTATTACCAGCTTGATTAACAGCAGAATCCGCTGTAATTACAATATCACCTACATAAACATCACAAGAAACTACAAGCTCAATGCCTTGCTCCGCAGGGATTGCTAGAGTTCTTGTTTCTGCGCCTGCAGAAGTTAGAGCAACATTTCCTGAACGTGCGACGGGAATTGCGCCTGCGTCTCCAGTGTCTGCTAATAAAACTTCAACGTGAGGATAAATCTCTTGTAAAGCCGCTTCAACTTCAATCTGATCTGTAAAAGTACCTGAATCTAGAATGCTGATTGCTGAAGCTGCGTGTGCGCCAACTGCGTCGCCGATATGAGTAGCAACATCGCCCTGCGGAGGTGCAATATTAATTAACCATACGCCTGTTTTGATCTCTTCGATGTATTCAGCGTTAACAGATACATCTGAGCTTGTAGCAGTCGCTAAACCGTCGTTAGCATCGCCAGCGTTAGAAACATAAACACGACCAAATTTGGCAGGTGTTTCGCCAGTTTTCACTGCAACAGTAACAAGACCGCTACGCATAAACTGGGCTTGCTTATATAGTGTTGCGTCTACTGTTCCCTCGTCTTCTACAGAACGGGCTACATCGCGAATAATAACACCTGCTAAAACGGGTGTCGCTGAACCGTCCATATTGTCTATGCTTAAAGTGTCGTATTTTGCAAAACGACCGATTTTTAAACCGTCTTCAAAAACTGTTGTGCCGAGAATGATGTTACAATTTCCGTAACGCTCACCTGAGCCGACATTCTCAATGTCGTTTGAAAAAGCTGCATTAAATGCCATTTTATAACTCCTTGTTTCCTATTTCTTCTAATATATCAATTTGTTTGTCACCAAAGTTTTGGTAATCATTCTGTTTTTGCAAAAGCTTAAATGCTATAGATAGCTCACTTTCTTCAAACTTCTCGTTGCTGTACTGAGATAATGTGTCTTTCATAATTTCATTAGCAGATTTATCAGCGAAATTATAATTAGACTCTAAAAAGTTTTTAGCTTTTTGTATTACTTGAGCATACTTTTTAATCTCTGCTTGAGCATAGCTTTTTAGAGCAGCGTCGGAAAACTTCTTGTCTTCTTCTTCTTTTTCCATTTCTTCGTCTTGTATAGCTTTCTTTTCTTCTTCAGATAGCTCTGCTTCTTCGTCTTGTATAGCTTCCACTTCTGGTTGCTCTTCGACTTCGTCGGCAGGCTTGACTAAAGCTATCAAGCTTTCAAAGATAGGAATAAATTCTTGAAGTTGATCGACTGGAACTTGAGCTATTACCTCTGGCAATGACTGCACAATTTCCATAATCTTTTCAAGAGATATAATCCCTTCTTCGTCTTTAAAATTAATCATATGATCAATCTCCTTTTTATTTACTGTTTTCTTATCTAAAAATCTACATAAAGAACCGCATCGACCCTCCGACACTATCGCCAAGTGATGCGGAATAATCCCGACTTGTTCAAAGTCATATTTATCATGCGGAATAAGTTTAGCGCTATATCCGAGTGATAATTCATTGCGCTCTTTTAATATGTCTTCGTCTTTAGTATTTAATAATAACTTGTTCTTAATAGCTATGCGTGTTGATGTGTCTTCGTCGATAAAGTCTATCATCTCTGCTTCACTAACAATGCTACCAGTATTTGGGGCAGGCTCTTCGACGGATACATGCTCGTAAGTCAGCGGTATTCCTGCCATTTTCATAGCTGTATTAGATATTGTAGCAGATGAGCGGTAAACAGAAAATATTTTGTCGTACGGCTGTTGACCTATTTCTGCACCGAGGTAATCAAGAATGCCATCTCTAACGCTTATCGCCGTCTTTTCTTTTACATCAAAAGATACTGTATCGCAAAACTTAATAGATATTTGTTCGTCTTTGATCATTTTAGATACCGTTTTAAAAATTTATCTTATACATCTTAGTAACTTAAGTCAAATATTTTATTTAATCGCACGGAATACTCCATTCATAATCTTTGATTTGATTGGAGAGGATTCACTCCGATTCAGGAATAATTAAAATATAAGAACATCTACATCTATAATCAAGAGCAGGGAGTAATGTTTTACCGTCTAAGCTTGAATAAAGCCCCTCTGATAAGTCAAATTCTTTACCGTCTCGTTGCGCGTGGCTCGCTCGCACTCTTTCGTCACGACTAGAAACCCAAATAGCTTTTGTAATCCCAAGGTTCTGCGCTCTTATCTTAGTGCTCAAGCTGTTGAATGTTCCGATCTGAGTCCGCGCTACCATTTCCGCATTTAATTTCCGCTTTTTTGTTTCTGCATTAAGTCCAGTTCTTATTTCTGCCATTGATTTGCCTTCTGCCATGCCTCGCAAAGTTGTATTTGTGAAGTATTCTAGTGTATCGTCCCTGAGCTTCTTGACCCATTGCTGAGTTTCTAGTATTAATGCATTTATGCTCGGAGTTAGTCCCTCTGTAGATATTAGATCTTTACTATATATTCCTATTTCCTTTTCTATAGCTTCGTATAAAAGAGCCTGATTTCTGCTATTTATTGTAGTTGTCATATCTTCGACCATTCTCTCAATACGATCGTCTGAAAACTGGCGTAAAAGCTTCCGCTTAACCTTTTGCGCTAGTCCCAGAAATATCTTAGCAAAGTTTCCGACTTGAGCGTCTTCGAATTTATCTATCGTTCCCTTATTCAAATTGTCTATAGCTTGATTAGTAAATCTTGTATGCATTTGATCTATCATTTGCTTTAGAGCACGAGCAAAAGAATTCTCTACAGACTTTAATGGTAAAGGTGCTTTTATATTCGTTTGCTTATTCGCTTCTAGCTGTCTCTTCACTTTCTACCTCAGGAAAAAATTTATTAGTCAGATCTTCTTCAGTAATAACATCATATTCTTTTAAATAAGCTTCGAAATCTTCGCCAAGGTTATATAGCTTTAACGCATTATCAATGACGCTAGACTCAAAATTAATCCTGTCCTCGGGTGTGCGTCCCTGATTTTCCTTGAAAGAAACAGCACTTAAGCCGATCTTTCGGAATAATTCGTTAAGCGGCTCGTCAATATAATCTTCTTGCAAAGCTTCGATCATATCCTGATAAATCTTCAGCTCGTTGTCGCCAGTGGAATTCATTCCTTTGACATTTTCCCCCACTAAAATAGCTAGAGGAATACCAGTCACCATCGCTAATCTTCGCAATGTTATTGTGTCGACGTCGCCTAGGTTCGAAAGATTCTGATTAACAACATAAGCATCGTCTTCTGCGTCTATTAGACAAGCGCCGTAAATAGATCTGCCATTTTCCACTTCAGCCATATATCTTTTCAGAAGGTCTTCCTGCTGATCTTGCATTAAGTTCTTCAAGTCTTTGACTTTATAAAATAAGCTAGCGTTCTTCTCTAGTATCGTTGTAGATGCACGAGCAACTATGCTATCGCTAACAAATTGATCTTGTATTAGCTCGAACTCTGATACACCGCCGTAATTGTAACTGGGGCGGTCGTATTCAGGAGGAGTGTAATAACTGAAGTCTATCACACGAGTATAGTGAAACTGAACTCCCCTGATATTATAATAAATGGGCTTGAAATATCGTGGATGCATTAAGTCCATGCTCGTTTCTGATACGCTTACCATGTCGCCAGAAAAGACTTTAAAGTTGACAATAGAAGGATTAAATGGCTCAAGCTTCGGGCTCGATAAGTCTTCCCCCTGATTGTACAGCACTATAACGCCGCGACCAAAACCGATCATATATTTTACGGCTTCTTTTATATGCTTCTTTAGTTTTCTGTTATAGTAAAGCTCTTGTTCTTCGCTCTCGAACTGTATCGAGTTTTTAAGACAAGCACCCGCTTTTAATCTTACTATCTTAGAGCCTATGCCTGTTTTATACATCGCCCTTAGAGTGTCGTAATCAATTCGCGACTCCGTCACTCTATTAGTATTGAGAGGGTTTCTTGTATTGTAGACATCGTTAATTAAATTTTTAATACCGTCTGAAAATTTCTTAAGCATAGTAAAACCGTGTTAAATAATTATTTTAGATCAGTGTAGTGAATCTTCTCTACTCAAATCAAATATGAATAGAGCTTCTCGGTTCTCAGGCAGCTGCTACCGTTAGGTAGTCTAACACAAGCCTCCACGAGCAGACACGGTGAAACCTTCCGCGTTTATTGCTAATTATTTTAGCACAATTGTATATATATCAAAAAGAAAAAACGGC